GAGGTAGGTCTTGTCCATCGCCAGCAAAGCCATATGGACTACTTAGCATAGTCTCACCACGAAGTTGCTCTGGTTCTTTAGGATCAAAGTGTACGTCAGAAACTACACCTTCTGGGAGTTCCGTTGGTTCAATAGAAAGCGGAAAACGATGATTGGCAAACAGCACATCTACGATCTGACCGTATGCAGCAAGTGTTTTTGTTTTAGTTACTTTGATAAATACGCGAGACTTTTCGGCTTCAGTAAATTGAACATCAGGACCATACAAACCACGATAATTGCGATATGCTTTTATCCAACGCTCTTCATCTTGATAGCGATAATCTTCTGAACGCTGAAATCGTTCCATTATAAAAGGAATGATTTTGGAAACGTCTGCATCTTCGATAGCAGTATCGTCCGTATCTTCTAACGCAATTGCGTCATCTTCAATCATGATTTCATCTTCATCCATATTATTTTTCCTTAATAACCAAAGGTTGCATCCGCTACTCGCATACCGCCACCGGGTCTGCCCACAGGATCATAGTCAAATATACTAAATCTTGGTCTGGACATTATACCATATCTTAACGCATCATACAAGTGATCTTCTGAATTAGTGTCGATGTCTTCGGGATTTTTCTTGTCCAACGGTATGGCGGGAAGTTGGGCCGTGAGGTTTGTGCAAGTATTAAAGAAAACAATTCTAGGTTCCTCTGTAAATTCATCTATCTGCAAACGTCTGTGTATCTCATTTTTACCTGCTACACGACTGCCCTTACTTCTGTCTGATGGACGCCAACGGCATCCTCGACTAATCATTTGTTCAGCAAGGCTAGGACCAGTATCGCCACGCTTATGCCAAAGAGAACTGTCAAGAACACCATACTTAATATTGCCGTCTCCTGCCTCTGCCTCTAAGATCATATCTGCCAAGTCTGTCGCCAGAACTTTTGACACGTATAATTCTCTATATACGATAAGCTGTTCATCAGGTGCGACAGCAAACCAAACAACGCCAGACTTGCTACCATAACCATAGTCACAGGCACGAAACTTAACCCAGTTGTTAGGGATATCGTAAGGCTCAATAACATGAACACGGCGATCAAACTCAGTAAACGCCGCACCTTCTTTGATATCCCAATCCCCTTCAAGAAGTTGCCTACGCTGTTGCTCTGGGAGGGAGAGGAGCATGGCTTCATAGTCACCTGCTTCCGCAAGGTATGGATTATCAGAAAGTCTTGCGGGTATAAACCTTCGCTTAAAAAGAGGTCTTCCAGCCTTCTGATGTCCTGCTGGGTATCGTAAGACTTCTCCTGTTTCGCTGTCTGTTGCATCGAATGCCCTATTATATGGTGAGGGATCAATGAACATTTTCTTTACCCAGTGATGCCCTCTACCACCGGGGTTAGTTGTAGCCCTCATAAAGATAGGCAAGTCAGGCGCAGTGGACCGTAGACGAGAACGCATATAATTCCATGCGTAGGGTGTGGACCATTGAGTTAACTCGTCAAACCCTATCCAGCTAAATGCTAGACCCTGATAACGCAACACATCATCATCTCTGTCGAGGTATGACATCCACAACCTTGCGCCAGACGGTGCAGTCCACTGCATCTTTCTTTCTGACCATTTAATTCCGGGCCAGATTTTTGGGTACAGTTCTTGCGACTTAAAAATAAGTTCTCGCAATTCTTCTGTGGTATGGCGAAGAAGCAATCCACTGAAAGCGGGATGCCCCATGTACCTAAGAGGGTCAGCCAGCATAGCGTAAGATTTACCGCCACCCGCTGAACCACCGTATAATACCTCTCGTTCACTTGCTGCAAGAAACTCAGTCTGTGGGCCGGGGTTGGGTTTGAATAGTACGTTAGCGTGTTCTTCTATACTGCTAGTTTCGTATTCCGGTGCTACAGTTTCCTGTATCTCAACCGCTGGCTTTTGCGCCTGTTCTCGCTTCTTCGATTGCTTTCGCTTTGGCGATTGCCGTTTCCGCATATTCTGCCCATTTGCGGAGGCTTGCAGCTTGGTGCTTACGCTGTCGTTCATTTGCTAACCGTTTCCTTAATCCCACGTGAGATATATATCTATTTGTATTTGCACTAAGCCAATTCGCTACTTCACGATAAGAATACTGATTTACGTGTTGTCTAGCTTTTTCAAGCAAATCCAATTCAATTTTTATTGGGTCAAGAATGTCGGGGTCTTCTTCATTTTGCTTATAGCCAAATGGTACAGTCCTTGCAATGCGAGGTATCTGTACCCATTCGTTTTCTTCTTTAATGTCTGTTGGCTGTGGTAACTTCCACTTACCTACACTGCGTGTCATGATTTTAATGTTGCTCTATTTGTTTTTGCATTATATTTGTATGCACTTACTGGCTTTCCAGATAGCTTTGATGCTCGTTGTTTTGCTCTTTGTGCAGGTGTCATATTTCCTCTACGAACACCTTTTTTTGTAGGCTTTGCTGTGCCTTTTTTAAGATTACCACTTTCTTGTAACTTTTTAGTAGCAATAGCATATGCCGATTTTTCAGACATTCCCTTTGCTCTAAGTTGTGATACCAATCTATCTAATATTTTAGGCATAAAAATTAATCATCTTCCTCAACAGCAGCTTTAGGTGGCATAAGCATAACACCGCCGCTTGCTTCTACCTGCATCTTCTCTGTCTTCACTAGACCTACACGGTCAAGCAGTTCTTTCGCGGCAGACATCTTATCACGAATACCAAGTTCCGTTGGATTATACAACGCACCTGTCATCGCCATCGCAGCCTTCGGCGCATTACGTGCCATATACATTTGAGTTGCCTCAAGTATCTCTTCTTTAAGACCCTTAACAATTTCGCCAGTGCTAGAAGTGTCAGCATACCCTGCCATTTTCTTGGCAGTAACCATATCACCGCCAGCTTCATCAAATAGTACAGCAAGAAATTTTTGCTGTTTCTCTGTTAATTGCCTAGCCATTTGTTTTCATCCTCTGTATAAGGCCACATATTATTTGCCTTTGTTTTGACACTTACCTACGGCCTTACAGTTGCTTGGTGTAGGGCAATTCTTACAAGGTTTAAACATTAAAATTCTCCGTTATGCATTGCATTTGCTAGTTTTGTACTACGTGATTTTACCTGAATTGCCCACCTGCTGTCAAGCATTTCTTTTGCTGCATTAGGAAAATCTTCGTTGTGGATAGCGTTCCACATATTTTTAAACTTACATAGACGTGGCACACCCATGTTAAAAGCCATATCCATGAGTACAAGCTGACGCACAGAGTCTAGCTTGTCTACGCAAGGGTGCGATCTCACAAGTTCCTCTTCGACAATCTGCACGTCATTCTCTGCAAGATACCGTGCATCAGCTTCTGTAATACCATGTTCATAAACTACAGCCATACTTGGTATGTCCATGTAGTCTAACTCTTCTTTGCTGATACCACGATCTTCTAGGTTCCGACCAATTCCAATCGTATCAATACCAAGGCTATCTTGGTACACAGTCAAGACCAACCCCTCATGTTCTATTAACTTGTCGATAAAGTTGGCTCTACTGTATTTCATTTTTCATGCCCCATCCAGACTGCAAACGCACCAGTCATTGCGCCAGTAACAACACTAACCAATGCGGACTGTTGTGTTGTAGGGTCTGGTAACGTCATAAACCACTCCACAACCCGCCAAGCGGATATTGACATCATAATCATCATCAAGCGGGGTAGTAGCTTCCACGCTAGAACTCTTTCCATTACTATTGTCACGATTTTTCCTCGCCTGTTCTTCTGTAGTTTGTTGGTGTGCTGCCCACATAGTCATTATTTTTTCTTCTTAGCCATGCCGCCCCGCTTATAAGCAGGAGTAGATTCAAAAGCTGCTAGAAAAGCACCAACTACTGGAATAGACCGAAGCCCGACTTTCTTTGCTATTTCTTTTGCTGTGCTTTTTGTTGCACCTTTAAGAATACTTTTTTGCTCTTGTATAAGTGCCTTGCGTACTTTTTTATCCCTGTCACTTAAATTGGAAGGGTTTATATTTTGTAATCTATCTAGTTTATTTTGTGCTGTTGTAGCATTAACTTGATTACGCATAGAAACTGTTTTGTTTTTTCTAGCTTGTACTCTTTGCTGTTCTTTATTTTTAAGTTCTTTAATTCGTTTTTGTCTAGGCGATTTCTTATTTGCTAAAGCTGTAGCACCTGCCGCTGCTGCTGCAGTACCAGTAACCATAGTCGCACCATATTTATTATTTTCTTTTGTCATTATTTTTTACCAAAGAATTTTGTAGCTGAACGTACGCCAAAAGAAGCGGCAACGATAACTCCCAAGGAATATTGATACCATTCAGGCATTGCATTGAGTTGTGCGAATCCGTTTGCAACTACTTCTTCCATACCCGGAATGAACGCAAGAATGAGAGGAATGCTGAACAGTATCGTAAGCCACTCGTCTTTCCACGAATTGCTAGACCCTTTAGCCATTTCCAAATCCCAATCAATCTCGCCTGTCGCCTTTTTTTCCATGATGACAGCTTCCGCTTTAGCTTTCGCCACTTTGGTTGCAGCTTCTGCTTTAGTCTTTTCCACTTTTCCATTTAACCACGTTCCTGCCAGTTCAGTGACTGGTCCAATCAATAAGTTTAACATTACATACCCCTCCTAAACCGTGCTGTCTTTTTGGCAATAGATTTAGGCTGTTTTACAAACTGCTTTCCTGCAGCGGTTCCTTTTCTCTTGGCTTTAGTTGTAGCGGCATATTCAGCACTTGTTAAGGACTTTATTGCTTTTTCTGGCAAATATCTTTCCCCTGTTTTTGCGGAAGGTTGCCCACTTTTAGTACGCCACTTTTGCTTTGTCCACGCTTTTAAACTTTTCTGTGACTTTGCTAGTGTCATTATGTTATATCACTTTCTGGTGGATTTGTCAAGTACATCTGTGCTTTTAAACCATTCCTCTACGTGCCATACCCCAATACACAAGACCGCCTAATATACCTGTAGCAACTAAACC